GAATTGACTGAAGCAGGACATATGATTGGTGTATTACGAGAAGAAATTAGTTTGTTGAAAGAAGAAATAGAAGTGTTGAAACCATATAAAGAAAAGATTGAAATGATGGAACGAGCCTATGATGACCATATTAAAAAATCAATGGGTGAGGTTAAAGACCTTATAAAGAAAGCGAGTGACAAATGAATGAACCTGTAGCCCATAGATTTAAATGGGAAGAGCAAGAAGAATGGCAGTATGGCGATGGGTATGACGCAACAGGAGCGCCTAACGACCCTGACTATTTTGCTTATGAACCCCTTTACACCCATCCAATGCGTGAACTAACAAATGAGGAAATATTAGAACTTTATCATTCTGAACCTAGATTTGATGCTTTAGATAATTTTAAATATTTAAATTTTGCAAAAGAAATATTAAAAAAGGCGAGTGAGAAATGCTAATCGGATTTGTTAAAGAAAAACAAGAAGAAGCATTTGACGATTGGGTCAAGTTGCTCAAAACTGCAAAAGCGGAAGAAGAATTCTTAACCGACCCCAAAGCGGTATGGTTGGAAGCTTGGACGCAAGCTACTATGATAGCGTGGAGCATTATGGATGATAATGTTCCGCCTGAATATAGAACAAAAATTCACGAAATAATCAAGAATAGGATGTTAAAATGAAGAAGCGTAATGACCAAGAATCTGTCGTGCCTTATTCTAAAGAACGTGCGTTTAATGGAATTGATATTGACAAGGTACATTGGAAAAATGCACCACAAATAAAAGGTGATGAGACTGATGAACAGATTGATGAATTGGCTAAAAAATTGGCGAGAAAGCAATATAATGAATGGGTAAAAGCCCGTATAGCATTTTTGGGTGAGCATCATGTATGGTGCAATTTCTTTCTTGATGAGCCTGCCGAAACTTGTAGTATGTGTTCAGGTCTGAAAAAGAATTATCCACAAGGGGATAAAAGTTGTGATGAATTAATGAAAGAACATTTTCCAAATAACGTAAGGATTGGCTAATGGAACATTACAAACAATGTTTTAAGCACAAATTAAACCACGAGGGCTTATGCCCTAAATGCGAAAGGGAAGTTATGGACGGATTTAAAACAATGGTAGAAGTCATGGCGGATGGTAATCCTGAGTTAAACGAAACAACAAAATGGGCAATCCAAGCTATCAGAGATAGACAACCATCTTTAACATCTACAGTAGATGAGCTTGACCGTATTATTAATGCATTAAAAGCAATTCGGGATTCTATAGCATTATCTAGCAAACCTATGAGCAAGGAACGTAGGGATGTTCTTAAGACAACTCAAGCCACGCAGGAATAAAGGCTATGTCGCATCAAGACGACGCAATGCAAGATTTATGCGAGGAATCTTTAGTGCTTTTCATACGTTCAAAACACGATGTAAATATGGACGTAGGGCAGTATTACGACCAAGAGTTGAGCGCTCCAAAAATATTTTTAAAAAAAGTTAAAAAAAGTGTTGCACAAATGGATAATATCTGTTCAAATAATACTTATACCGCATCGGGCGGTTTTTTAGAGGAGAAGCAAATGAAATCATGGAAAGAAACTTTTAAGAAGTGCTTAGCAACAGCTAAAGAAGCAAATCACGCACACCAAGAGGAAACAGTATCACACAAGAATTCTTGGGAAAACGTAGCAGAGTCATATGAGTTTGACCTTAGCGACATCGCATTAGCTATCACTAATGATGTGACTAACAAGGATGGCGTACCTTTTATCTATGTAGATTACTTTGATGAGTTTGGCAACGAGATATACAACTCACCTGTTGAATACTACACAGTTAAAGACTGTCTTCGTGACAATGCCATATTCGTAAACAGCAAGCGTTTCTTGCTTGAGTTTGCAGGCGAGTTTAAGGAGTAATCATGGCTGACGTTAAATACTTTGAATTTTACTTCCGTGGCGCATTTAAATACATTATTGAAGCAATGGACGCTGACCAAGCGTTCTTGCAGGCAATGGAACAGCATGACCATGACGAAATCGATATAGAAGAGGTAACAGAAGCTGAAGCATACGATTAGGGTTTGTACTTATAAAATAATTGTAAAAATATGTTGCACGAATGGATAAACATCTATATAGTCTTACTTATACCGTAATTAAACGGTTTTTTAGAGGAGAGTAAAATGGACTTAATCGCAAACGCAGTAGCACCACTTAAACAACAATCAGTTGATTCAGCAGTAGCTTTCGCAACAGCACAGGTAGAGCGTATGTTAAAGAAACTTGAAGAAGCAAATTGGGATGTGCAAATTGTTTGCCCAAGATTGCGTACAGGTTATTACAACCGTGAACAGTATATGCGTCACCAAGCAACATCTAATTTTATTAGCACGATTACTAAGTGGACGACAGTTAGTAGAAGAATAAATGAGCCTGAGATTGTTGTTAAAGATGAAGAAGGCATTGCACGTTATTTAGAGCAAACAGCTAAAGATGCAGGTGCTGACTTTGAAGCTTTCGTACACAAATTAAATGCAAAAGTTGGCGAAGTAGTAAGCGCTGAATTAGGTAGCGATAATGTATGGTATGACAGCTATTTAATCGTAATTAAGCCTGAAGGCGAAAAGCAAGTGTGGAATACACAAATCATTACTAACTACAGCAAATATGGCAAAGCGTTCAATCAGTTTCCAACACGCCAAGTCAAGCGTAAAGTAAGAAAGTAAGACAGGGGGGAAACCCCCTAAAAATAAATGTTGCACAAATGGATAATGTTGGATTAAAATAAAACTTACTGCAATGACGCAGTTTTTAATAGGAGAATTAAAATGGCTTACATGAATCAAGAAAAGAAAGCAGTAATCAAGGCAAACTTAGATAAAGTATTAAAACCACTAGGTATCAAATACTCATTGTCTACTGATGTACATTCGATTACTTGCCGTTTAATTAGCAGTAAGTATGACTTCATAAGCGCATACAACAAGCAAGAATTGTTTGACCGCTTACAAGAGCGTCAATATATGCAAGTAAACCTTTATTGGTTAGATGACAATTTTTCGGGGGAAGAATTGGAGATATTGAAGAAAATCAAACAAGCCCTCATGAGCGCAGACTACTACGACAGAAGTGACGCAATGACAGACTACTTTGATACAGCATATTACTTTCATTGCAATGTAGGAAGATGGGACAAGCCATATCAAATAGTAAACTAAACAAAAAAGGGGTGAAAGCCCCTAAAATATTTGTTGCACAAGTGGAAAATTTATGTTCAAATAGTATTTACTGCAATGGTGCAGTTTTTTAGAGGAGATTTAAATGAGTATATTTCATGAAGGTGTAGAGTCTTACAAGGGTTGTGTATTAGCTGAGTATGAGAACAATGGTTATAACGATAGCGATTTCTTTGCCGTTGTTTGGAATATTGAAAATCAATGTGTTAAAACTATTGAATATGGCTCTACTCGCCACGCAGGTTCTTACGGTTGTGTAATAGACGCAACTCCTGAAATTCGTGCATTAGCTGAATTAGCAAAACAAAAAGCTAAAGAATCATACAGGATTGAACAAGAATTTCAATTTGCTAAACTTGCTGATAAAGGCAAAATAGTTGTTATACATGGTTTTAAGCGTGGTAAGAAAGTGTCTTTGAATGGCTTGCAAGGCGAAGTGTTTTGGGTTGGTGCTAATAAGTTTGCCCCTCATTGGGAAAAACATTCTCGTAGTGTTGGCATTAAAATTGGTGAAGAAAAAGTGTTTGTCGATAATAGCAATGTAACAGTAGTAGGCTCTGATGAAAATTGTTATGATGCACTTGTGAAATACGAAATAAGTAGAACAGTAGAAGGGTACTTAGCTGTTTATAGATTTTAAGCAAAGGGGCTACACAAAGCCCCTGTTTCATATTATAATCAGCCTATGTAATAATCAATTGTAAAAACTGATTGAAATCAAGGACTTAAAAATGGCTGAAACGAAACTGCATAAAAAACGCATTTACAAGGCGTTAGATGACAAGGAAGTGTCCGCAAATCAAGTTAGAGGGGCTTTCTCTGCGTTATTAAGACGAATCAATACCCAACAGCCTGAAAGATTACTGAAGGTCGCTAACGTGCTATTTGACCAAGCTGAGCAGGGTAACCTAAATGCAATCAATATATTGTTTGACCGCCTAGATGGAAGACCGATACAACAGCATGAAGTCACAGGTGAAGATGGCGGAACAATCAAGTTAGAAATCATTAACAGCGCATTAGAACGCTTGAGCCATACAGTTGAAAAAGTCAGACAGTCTACAGAGTCTGCTTGACGATGCTCAGTTGCTTGCAGAGAGCGCTGACCTTGTTACTGCAGAAGTAGCTATCAATAAGCTGAATTGGGAGCTTACACGCCACGATTACCAAAAGATGCCATCTGATGATTGGTGGACGATATGGTTACTATTAGCAGGTCGTGGAAGCGGTAAGACACGAACAGCAAGCGAACAGCTATGGCAAATGGCTTGGGAGCAACCTAACACACGATGGCTTGTATCAGCGCCCACCTTTGCGGACGTAAAGGATACTTGCTTTATGGGTGAGTCAGGGCTAATCAACGTCATGCCACGCTCGATAGTAGCTAAACATAACCTTGGAGACAATGAGATAACATTAATAAATGGTAGCATCATTAAGGGGATACCTGCATCAGAGCCTGCACGTTTCAGAGGTCCACAGTTCCATGGTGGATGGCTAGACGAGTTAGCATCGTGGGATTACTTAGACGAAGCGTGGGATATGATTCAGTTCGGGATGCGTCTTGGTGAGCGCCCTATATTGATATGTACGACAACGCCCAAGCCAAAGCCATTGATAATCGATTTGGTTAACAGAGATGGTGATGACGTTATCGTTACCAAGGCGACTACATATGACAACCTGAGTAACCTAGCCCCGACGTTCAGAAAGCAGATTATGCAGTACGAGGGGACAAGTCTTGGACGGCAGGAGATTAACGCTGAGATTATCGACCCTGAAGAGTCAGGCATCATCAAAAGGAATATGTTCAGGCTGTGGGATGCAGAGATGCCATTGCCTAAGTTTGAATACGTCGTCCAATCCTTTGACGTTGCCACATCCGACAAGACGCACAATGACCCGACAGCTTGCACCGTTTGGGGAGTGTTCAAGCCTACTGACCGTCCAATGTCTGTCATGCTGATAGATTGTTGGTCAGAGCATCTACAATACCCTGATTTGCGCCCAAGAGTTATTGACGAAGCTACAACCGTCTACGGTGATACCGACGAGTGGGGAAATGGTAAGAAGCCTGACCTGTTGCTCATTGAAGACAAGAGCGCAGGTATCAGCTTGATACAAGACTTGCAAAGGGCAGGATTAAACGTCAGGGCGTACAATCCGCTCAAGGCAGATAAGATGATGCGCCTTAACATCGTATCGCCTATTATTGCTAAAGGATTGGTTTACCTACCTGAAAGCATGAACTACAAGAACCAAGTCAGGGATTGGGTCGAGCCATTCCTCAATCAGATATGCGCTTTCCCTGAGGTCAGGCATGACGATTATGTGGACAGCATGACGCAAGCATTGAGGGTGCTACGAGATACAGGGTTCTTAACGGTAGATTACGTTCGAGATGATTCAGAGGATTATGCAGACGGTTCACGCAAAGAAAGGGTAAATCCCTATGCAGTTTGATAAAATCCGTCTATAATCTGTAAAACAACCGCAGGGTACACCTATGCCACAATACGACCAACAAGGAAATGTCATAGCCAATTCCGACCCAATGTCGAATGGTCAGTCTGTCCCTAGTCAAGATGCCATGCAGTATGCCTTAACGCAGAATCAAGCGCCCAAAGCATCGGTTACGATGATGCCATTGCAGAATCCGCCATCCGCTCAAGCGCCTAATCCGCCACCAAATCCACCAACACCGCAAGGACAACCCGTAGCAAGAAACCGTGCAGGTCAACCCGTCAAGGTCGACCCATTGGGTACGTTTAGCGGTGCGATGCAAGGATTGGGTAGTATGCTTGCCGACGCAGGCAAAGGAACATTAGCAACAATGGGCGGTATTGCAGGCGATATTGAAGGCTTAGGACGTGCAGGCATCAATTACCTTGCCCCAAAGGTCGGTTCGGATGTGCAGGTCAACCCTGAGCCTAGCTTGCCCACAACTGAGGACATCTACAACAAGATGCCTGATTTATATAAAGGTCAAGGAAGTTTTAAGTCTAGTGTGCCTGCTCAACTTGGAGCGGGTGTAGTCGGTGCAATTGTCGACCCATTTACAGCGGTTAGAGCAATTAAGGCTACTAAGGGTTTACCCGTAGGTATGAGTATAGAAGATGTGGGTAAGGGCGCATTAGAGTCAGTTAAACCGCCAAAGCCACCCGTTGCTGAGCCAATCAAAGCGCCCCATAAGCAGGGCTTGTATTCACCGCTTGAAGAAGCAGTCTTGAATCTTAAACAAGATAAAGGCGGTGGAGAGCAAATGCTCAATATGTTAAAAGGAACAAAAGGGGTTAAGCCTGACGAGTTAAAGTTCCGTAACTTTGATGAGTTCCTTAAAGGCAAGAAGAAGGTCACTAAAGAGGAAATGCTCAAGTACCTTGAAGAGAATCCTATTCCTGTTAGTGAAACCAAGTTAGGTGATAAATATCTTGAACATGAGTTAGCGGACGTTGACCCTGATTATGATACGCCTGTGCAAGAGTTTTTTAATAATTGGCGAAGAGCTGAACGTGATGATGAAGCATGGCAAGAAGAGCATGATTATAGACGTTATGATGACACAGACTATCATGAAGTTCTTAAAGAAGATTTTTTGCGTGACCATAACATTACTGAAGAAGAATTTGAAGCAAGCCCTGAACTACAAAAAGATTTTGAAAAAGTTTTGGATGAATACGCAGAATCATCAGCAAATGAATATGACCCCTATGTAATAGGACACGATACTCATAATTACACTATTCATGGCGACCAATACGGTGAGGTACGCCTACATGGTCCTCAAGGATATATAGACGATTTTAGAAATATTAATGAAGCTCAAAATGGAGCAATGGAACACGCCCTTGACCAAGGGGATATTGAGCCAATTTATGAAAATGAAACGGTTGAACTTAATAAGCCGATGTATGATTCACCTAGTTACAACGGGGTCAATAATGGTTTAGATGCAAACTATGAAGAGCATTTATATCATTACACGCCTAAAGAACGTGAGAGTTTTAGGTCAAATCATTTCAATGATGATGCCAACCATCATCAAAACTTAATGAGCCATCAGCGTTTGGTTGATGCAACCCTTGAAGATGGCACACCTGCTTTAAAAGTAGAAGAGCAACAATCCGATTGGCATCAAGCAGGGCGCAGATTAAGAGTAGCAAAAATTGAAGAAATCAAAAAAGAATTAATGGCTCAAGATAGTGCATTGTCAAAAGAACAGGCATTAGAAAAAGCTAAAAAACTTGTACCTGAAGACTTTGGTTATAAGATGCCTGAGCGTAAAGCACAGGTAGAAGCTTTAAGTAAGATAGCGGATGACGCAGATGATGAGTTTAATCGATTCTTGGAAACGCCTGAATACAAAGAAGCATTTGAAAGAGCGCAAACTACAGGTGATGACAATCAGCCTGCTTTATTAGAAGCACGCAGGTTGCAAGCTAATAAAACACAAACAACAAGAAATTGGCGTACAGCAAATGAAATTTTGCAAGAGGGTAAACCTGATGCGCCATACAAGTCAACGTGGAATGAATTCTTGATGAAGAAAGCATTATACGAAGCCGCGTTACGAGATAAACCAAAACTTGTATGGACAACAGGTGAAACGCAAGCAAATCGATGGAATGAGTTGTTGCATGAAAATCTTGATGCCATTAAATATAGATATGACCCATCCAATGATGAATAT